CAAAGTGAAGAAGGTAGCATCAAGTCTGTAGCTGATGGGAATTGGGATCAAATGGCAGAATGGGCTTCTAACAACTTATCTCCTGAAGAGGTAAATACCTTTGATGAAATCGTACAGAACGGTACAGTTGAACAAGCTAAGTTAGCCACTAAAGGATTGTACGCTCAATTTAAAGCAGAGAATGGTGTTAGTCCTAAACTAGTACAAGGAGCAGTTAACAAGTCATCTACTATGCCCTTTCGTTCCATGCAGGAATTAGCTCGTGCTCAATCTGATCCTAGATATAGGAGTGGAGATAAAGCATATCACGAAGAGATTGACAGACGTATATCTGTCAGTAATATATAGACTTTTATTGTAGGTTTGAAGCCTTGGACTCCATCTTTTTTCTTGCCAGTGTTGGTTCTGGTTCTTTTTGGTGGATGTTCCAAGGCTTCTTTTTATCCTTTAATAGGCAGTGTAGGTGGAGCAACTGTTGGTAGTCTTGGTGGTCCTGGTCCTGCTGCTGGTGGTGCTGCCCTTGGATGGGGACTAGGAGAGGGTGCTAAGTTAATGGAGGAGAACAAAGGATTAGCTAAGAAAGTTAAAGCTATATCTGAAGGAGATGTACAGGAACTTGTACAACAACAATTAGATGAGAAGATGGATAACGGATTCTTTGACTCTATGTTAGATGAAGTATATGGTTTCTTGAAACTATGTCTTGTAGGTGTTATTCTATGGAACATAGTCCCTATCTTTTATACCCGATACGTACAGAAAAAATCTAATAATAATGATAAATCAATTAAAAAGACTAAGAAGAATTTATAATAACTTGAGCAAGAAGGAGAAGGCTATTGTCTTGACTGTTCTATGTTTAGGTGGAATTATAATACTTAATTTACTTTAACAGACAATTAGTAGTACTAATGTTAAGACCCACTGCGGTGGACAATCTCGATCAAAGGTTCAAACGAAAGTCGAAAAACAAATACTAATAATAATAACAATTACAACAAACATATATTATGGCTAATGGAGATACATCCCCCTCACGTGTGGGACAGATTAATAGTGCTGGTGCTGACGATGCTTTGTTTCTTAAAAAGTTTAGTGGAGAAATCTTACAAACTTTTGAGGAGTCGAACATCTTCAAACCTTTACACACTGTCCGCACAATCGAAAACGGTAAATCAGCTCAGTTCCCAGTTACTGGTGTAGCTTCTGCTTCTTACCACACACCTGGCGAAAACATCGCTGACGGTGGAAACTCATACTTGAGTGACATCAAAAAGGCAGAGAAAGTAATCACCATCGATAAGATGTTACTTGCTTCTACTTTCTTGGCTAACATTGATGACGTTAAGAATCACTACGATATTCGTTCCGTTTACGCGAATGAGTTAGGTAAAGCACTTGCAGTTCGTTTTGATACTGCTCTAGCTAAAACCTTTATCGCTGCTGCTCGTACATCTGCTGCTGTTACTGGTGGTAAAGTTGGTGGTATTCTTGATGTTTCTGCTAATGCAATGGGAGACGGAGCCGATTCAACTGATGATGCTGATAATACTGATCCTACTGGTGCAGAACTTGTAGCTGCTTTATTCACTGCTGCTCAGAAGCTTGACGAAAATGACGTTCCTAGTGACGGTCGTTTTGCAGTCCTTCGTCCGCAGGAGTATTACAAGCTCATTACAGGTGGTGCAGGTGCGTTGGCTATTTCTACTTCTGCTGTCAATAAAGACGTAGGAGGAGTAGGTAGCATTGCTTCTGGATCAATCCCACAAGTAGCTGGTATCACTATCTACAAATCTAATCACATTCCTTCAACTGATTTATCAGCTGTTACTACTGGAGATGGTGCATCTAGCAATGATGTATTCGGAGGCGGTGGTGCTGGGTATAATGGTAACTTCACTAATACTCTTGGTGTTGTTTCTCATTCTGCTGCTGTCGGAACTGTGAAGCTTCTTGATCTTGCTACTGAAAGCGAGTATCAAATCGAGCGTCAAGGAACACTTTTTGTTGCAAAGTATGCTATGGGTCACGGAGTTCTCCGTCCTGAGTGTGCTATTGAATTGCAGAAATAGTTCTCTCTTCGGTGTTGGGGAGGGGGACTGCGTAGCGGAATCCCTTCCCTTCACTGATATTTTTATTTACAAGCTATGGCACTGACAACTAAACTGGAAGCGGTAAACATTATGATCTCTGTAATAGGAGAATCACCTGTTAATACTTTAAGTGGAACTAGTGTTCCTGTAACCGTTACACAAGCAGTCCATGCGTTAGAAGAAACAAGTAAAGCTATCCAATCAGAAGGATGGCATTTTAATACAGAATACGATTACCCACTTGTTCCTGATTCTGTTACAAGTCGGATTACATTACCTGCAAACATTTTAAAAGTAGACTTAGACCCTGAGTTAAACACGGATACTGATCCTGTACAAAGAGGTACTAAGCTATACGACAGAAAAAACCACAGGGATACTTGGACTAAAGACTTAAAAGCTATTATTACTTTTGAGTTAGAGTTTGAAGAACTACCTGAACAATTTAGACATTACATAGCTGTTAAATCAGCTCGCATCTTTGCTGCTAGGTTCTTAGGCAGTCGAGAGATAGAAGGGTTTGCTTTAAGAGATGAGATCGAAGCGAAAGCTAGAGCTATTGAAAGTGACTCTGAGAATGCAGACAGAACTATCTTTGACAACTACAGCGTACTAAGAGTAATTGACAGGTAAAGATGCCACTGCTTAACACCAGTATTCCTAACCTTGCCCAAGGTGTATCACAACAACCTGACAATTTAAGATACCCTGGACAGTGTGATGAGCAGATAAATGCTTGGTCAACTGTAGTAGAGGGACTTGTTAAAAGACCTAACAGTAGGTTTTCTTATGATACTGGATTAGGTGCTAATGTTAGCTCTGATTTATTCACACACTTTGTAGATAGGGATGAACAGAATAAATATGTTATTACCTATGATAAGAGCAACGGATTAAAAGCTTACGATCTTACAGCTAATGTTAGGACTTCAATACATATCAATGTACCTTCTATTGCAGCTAGTAACTATCTATCTATATCTGGAGGTAGTGGTAATCCTTTACAAGACCTAAGAGCTTTAACAGTAGCTGACTCTACCTTTCTAGTTAACACAAAGAAGTCTATACAAAGAAACACAGACGAAGAGTTTAGAACAGCAGACCTAGAGACAGACGCTTTAGTATTTGTTAAACTTGGAGACTACGATAAAGCTTACAGTATTTATTTATCAGGACAGTTAGTTCCTATTGGTAGTAGTTTTGGACATGGAAGCGAACACGATTACACTTCGCACGGTGATGCTCCTGCTACTTATATAAGTGGAAGAGCAGGACATAGTGATGGTAAATATGCAGATACAGAATACATAGCTAAAGACCTTACAACCTGTTTAACTGATTATGTTAGTTCTGCTAAAGCTGTTAAAGCAGTTACTATAACTGGAGGTTCAGGTTGGGCTCCTACAGGAGGAGATAGTTGGAGAGGAACTTCTTATACTTATGAGTTCTTTATTGATCAATACGATTCTGGAACAGGGTTATCAACGGCTTCAGGGGCTAAGGGTTGGGTTATATTTGGAGGAGACGGTTCAGTGTCATCTTTTGAACTAACACATGAAGGAGCGAATTACCAACCATCCACTACAGCAGGGATAAACACTAAGTACACAATAAGACAAGTAAGAGAGTGGACTAAAAGGTATTTTGGAAACTTTAAAAAACAACAACATAGAAGTACGTTTACGGATAGCAGTGTTACCTTGGATAATTCAGGTTCTGTTATCGCTTCTGTTAATCCTCTTTCTGTTACCTTTCCTACTACCCTTTCAATAAATGTACCAGGAGATTTTGTAGGTGTAACAGTAACCCAACAAGGAAGTGTTATTAAAATATCTAACACTGTAGACTTTCAAATAAGAGTGTCGGATGGTCTAGCTGATCAAGCTTTACAAGTAATATACAAAGAAGTAGACAGTATCACTGATCTTCCTAAGTCCTGTTTTAATCGATTCAGAGTGAAGATTATTGGGGAGGCCAGCTTAGACCAAGATGATTACTATGTTCAATTTAAAACAAAAGATAACGAAGATTACGGAGAAGGGTCTTGGGTAGAGACATCAGGATGGAACAGCGATCTAACATCAGCAGGTAAGTTATCAGGTATAGACAGTGCGATAGATGTTGAAACCATGCCTGTTAGATTAATACCTACACAAGCTACAGGTAAGATTACAAGTCTTGAATTACAGTTGATACCTTGGACACAAAGAGAATCAGGTGATGACTATACCAATCCATATCCTTCTTTTGTTTCTGAAAGCGGTCAATTTGTTACTTACTTAGGTTCTAATTATTCTTGTATTAAAGCTCACACTTCTAGTGGATCGATACTACCTACGAATACTACTTATTGGAAAGCACAGACAACAGTACCTAGTAACACAGAACCTTGGGCTTCAGGACTTTCATATAGACAAGGAGCAGAGAAAAACATAAATGATATCTTCTTCTTTAAGAACAGGTTAGGAGTATTGACAAATGATTCTGTAGTGTTCTCTGAAGCAGATGAATACTTTAATTTCTTCAGGACCACAACACAATCGTTACTAGACTCTGCTCCTATAGATGTAGGAATATCACACACTAAGATTAGCTTACTTAAATACGCACAAGCGTTCCAAGAGAAGCTAATGTTATTCTCTGCTAAGACACAGTTTGTGTTAAGAGGTGCAGACTTGTTAACTCCAAAGACTGTTACTATCTCTCCAGTTACTGAGTACGATGTATCAGAAAGTATTAGACCGTTAGCACTAAGTAGTCATATCTACTTTAACTTTAAAAGGAATAGCTTTGAAGGATTGTTAGAGTACACTGTTGATAACAACACAGAGACTTACGGAGCGGTTGAGATTACAGAACAAGTTAATAAATATATACCTTCTAACATCGTAAGGATGGAAGGTAGTGCAGCTGAGAATATGATAGTTGTACAATCAAACTCTGATTATAATAAGTTGTTTCTGTATAAATACTTTTGGCAAGGCAGAGAGAAGATACAGAGTTCCTGGATGTCTTTTACTTTTACTAGGAAGGTTATAAGTTTTAAGTTTATTGAGTCTACTTTGTATGTAATTACCACAGATAGTGACGGTACTTACTTAGAGGAGATACCAATGGAGAATGGATTAACAGACACAGGTAAGGATTACTCTTTATTGTTAGACGGTAGAGTAGATGGTAATTCTTCTTATGTAGGTCTAGGTGGTTGGTATCCAACAGGAAGTAGTCCTTTAAATATCAATGGTACTACTGTTACTAATGTCAGCTTGATCGTAGGTGCTAATGGCTTTAAGTTCCAAGACGGTATGTCTTTCTATACAAAGAACGGTAATAAAAGAACTTTGACTATAGATAACGCTGACCCTACTAGAGCAGCTGTGAGTGGTCTTATTGCTAGTTTTGTATCTTACTCTAGTCATGTGACGCATAACAATAAGACATATAAATGTATTCAAAACCACACCGCAGACGCAGCTAAAGAGCCTGGAGTAGGTGTAGACTGGGAAGACTATTGGAGTGAAATCACTACAACTATACAAGCGTTAGCTTGGTCTATAACAACCTCTTACATTGCAGGAGGTTTATATCTTTGTTCTACAGGTCATACTTCATCACCTACTAATCTTCCTGATGCTGTTGGTTCTTTCTATTGGAACAATGCTGCTGGACTTGTTAGTTCTGCACCTGAGTGGAGTCCCGATAGTTACGAATACATCAGTCAATATGACTTTTTTGTAGGTTTTGAATACGATATGCTATACAGGTTCTCTAAGCAGAACTTAAAACAACCTACTGAAAGAGGTGGACGATCTGCTTCTGATTATACTTATCAAACTATTCGTAACGGTAGTATTGAATACTCAGAGACTGGACACTTCAACGTAGAAGTTACACCTAAATTTAGAGATAAATACACTTACACTTACAACCCAAGTTTGTTAGCCTCTGTCAGTACCCTTAATAAATTCACACCTGAGACTGGATTCTTTAAGTTTGCTGTACAAGCTCAACCTAATGATGCCACTATCGAAATTAAATCTTCTAGTGCTTTACCAGTGAAGCTGTTATCTGCTGAGTTTGAATCAACTATTATATCAAGGAGTAGACGTTATGGAGGTTAAAGTAGAGAAAGCACAAGCACTTGAAGACGCTCCTTTGTTATATGATGACTTACGAGAAGAAGATATGATGGAATGTATCGGTCTAATGCACCACCCTAGAGATGCTGTGTACGGATCATTTGAATCAAGTAGTAAGTGCTATAGCGTCAAGACAGATCAAGACGGATTGTTAGCTTGCTTTGGAGTCAGTCCTAGAGGAAACATAGGGATTTGCTGGTTGCTAGGTACAAGGAATTTTTATAAGATAAAGAAGAAGTTTGTTAAGGATTCACAGATGTGGATAGATGATTTGATGGGAGACTTTGACTACTTAACAAACTACATTATGGA